TCCATGATCTCTGTGGCCTGCTTGCTGGCGTCCTGCAGCATGCCGGCTACCCGGGCGCGCGCGTCTTCGACCACCTTGATGCCGGCAGCACGCAGGTCGGCCATCTCGGTCGATGCCTTGTCGCGTTCTGCGAATGCAGCGTCGCGGGCAGCAACAGCAGCGTCACAAGCGGTCTGTGCCTCGGTCGTGGCCTGCTCCAGCGAGCCAATGGACGTCAGGATGTCAGCCGCGTCCACCATGGAACGGAACTGGTTCGCCAGGATGCGGATAGCCTCAGCGGCCTGGAACTTCTCGGATGCAGCCATGATTACGTCCTCATCGGGTTGGCTCGGCGTGCCAGAAGGGTCACATTCAGGCTGGTGGTGCCATCGCCACCAGTCACTCGCGGACGCGTCAGAGCGGCCACTTCAACGATCTGCTTGAGTGCATCAGCGCTCAGCGAGATGGCGGCGCCTTGCGCGCTGAACAGCGTCACCCAGGTTGTGCCACCGTTGTTGCTTCCCTCGATCACCAGCGCACCGCCAGCGCCCCAGGTGCCGGTCACATGCACAGAGCGGTCAGCCCAGGCAGCAGCCTTCATGGGCTGGCCGTCGTTGTTCGCGGTGGTCAGACCATTCCAGGTGTAGATGGCAGCAGAGCCATCGCCAAGTCCGACGTCATCGGACGCGGTGTAGGTTACAGTTGTCATGTCGGGTTACCCCAGGTTGCCCATGGATGGGTCAGTTGGTTGATGCGCTGCAACGCGTGCAGGCTTTGTCTTGTTCACGATCGTCGGGATGGCGAACGTCAGCGCCAGCGAGTCACCACGGTCTGGAGACTTCACACCGCGCTTCTTCGCGTCGTCCTTCGACTCCAGCAGCAGCAGGCCACCTCGGAACAGGTAGCGCAGTGCGGTCAGGTCCGTCTGGAACTCGTGGTCATTGGGGATGGAGGCCGTCTTCAGCCACTCCCGCATCTCGCGCCACATGAATGCGCGCAAGTTGTAGTTCTCGCTGTCGTCCATGCGAAGGGACGCATTCACGTCCACCACGATCTTGGTCCGCTTGCCGGTCTGGCGGTCCACCTTGTCGGGCCACCAGCCGCGCAGGATGTCAGCCACCCCAGCGCCAATACCAATCGTGTCAACAGCAATCTGCTCAGGCGTCTCGCCATACGCAGCAATCTCGATCTTGACGCGGCCAGCGACCTGGGTCACGTCCATACCCTGCATGCTGATCTGCTTGAGCACCACCCGGCCGCGCCTGATGGTGATCACACTCTTGTCGTCGCCGAAGCGGGCAACGTCCACACCCACGCGAAGACCACCGATGGCCGGCACATCAGCCGGACCACGCGCCATTGCGGCCTTGACGATGTCAGCAGATACGAACGCGTTGGCTACAGAACCCTCGTAGTTGCGGTCAATCTCTTGAGCCACCACGATCGGGTCCAGCTTCGCGCACTGCTCCGCGTACCACTCAGGCCCCTTGCGCGGGTCATCCTTCCAATCGAACACGAACACCGGGTGCTTGCCACTGTGCCGCTTGCGGTAGAAGTTGTTGCCCGAGCCATTGGGCGTGCTGATGTGGACCTTGCAGTTGGACGTCTGCGAGAGTGCCGCGTCCACCGTGTCAGCGTGCTCCAGGAACGCGCTCTCGTCCACGAAGTAGATGGAGGTGCGGCCACCGCGACCGATGTTGTTGCCAGCCTCACCCAGGATCGTGGAGCCATTCTCCGGGTTAGTGATGCGCATGAACGGCGCATGCTTGGCGAGCACCCAGCCGGCAGGCCTGAACTCTGGCGGCAGCAACTCCACCGCCATGCGGATTTTCCAGAACAGGCTGTTGGGGTTGCCGATGTCATCGACATAGGTCTCCTTGCGAGACCCGAACCCGATCACCACACCGCTGTGGAAGAGCCACATCCAGATAGCGAAGGCCACGCACAGCCACGAGACACCCATGTCACGGGACTTCTCGCCTACGCCATCCTTGCGCTGCTTCCAGCACATAAGCAACCACTCAACGAACTCAACCTGCTTAGGAAACAGCAGGAATGGCACGGTTGTGGCAATGCCCCGCTCAGCCAAGCGAGGATCGAACGTACACATCCAGTCCTCAATGAACTCCACCGGGTGCGTCTTGTAGAACTCCTTGACCGAAGGCAGCGAAGCTGGGTCAGAGCGCAGTCGCTCAAGGCGGTCGATGCGATCAGAATAAACGGGTGCGTAGTCTGGTTTTTTCCAGTCAAAGTTGGCAGGTATCACGAGCAGCCTTCTTTGCAGCCAACTTGCGGCCATTGGCGACCCAGGCGAGCTTCTGCGCTTCACTGGGCTCTCTGCCGCGCTTGGCGGCTGAAATGCGCGCCTTGGTCTCTGCGGATGCAGGAACACCTTTGCGGCTGGACCTTGGACGCAAGTGAAACTTCGCCTTGGTCGCCTCGGTGTGCCTGTAACCAGTCGTGCGACCAGCTATGCGCGCAATGTTGTACTGGGGTTTGAGCGCATCCATAGCGATCTGCTCATACATGACGGCATGCTCTGGATGGTAAATGATGATTGGCGCGAAGCGTGGACCTTCAAGGCCGTACTTCTCGTATGCCGCCTGCAGCTTGGCATTGTCGTGAGTGCGCTTCTTCAGCCTGCAACGATGGACAGCCCATCGCCTGCTGAAGTTGACCGCGCTACCTACATAAACCTTGCCGCTCGGGGATGTGATGGTGTAGACGCCCGACTGCACTACCGCCCTATCATGCGCAGGTAGGCTTCATCAGGAGTCAGTGTCGCAGCCACTGTGTGCTCCTGGGGAGCGCCACCGGGGCCGGACACCTCTTGCGCCAAGCGGTCACCGTACTTCTTCGGGGCCAGCTTGGTCAGCAGCCACTTGCGGGTCTCAACCTGCAGGCGGCGATGTTCGATCATGTCAGCGGTCGTGACCTCGTCGATGGTCAGACCCGTGTCGATCTTGTTGCCCTCACCGTCGCTCACGGTCAAGGGCTTGGACATGCGCTTCTCGCCCACCATGGGAGTGTCGGCAATGTGCAGGATGTCCTCGGCCATCGCTTCCAGGCCTGCCTGCTTCGCGCGCGCATACTGCTCCCGGAATGGAAGGCTCGACTCCAGCCAGCGGAACACAGTGGTCAGCCCTGGCGTGTGCTCATCGCGGCAGATGCTGCGCAGGCTCTCGCCATTCGCCAGCCGCTCGCACACGCAGTCGGCCACCTCCTGGGTCAACTCAGAAGGCCTGCCCCTCACAGGCGCCACCGGCACCGAGTCGGCCACCAACACCGGCATTGCAGCCTCAATGGCCTGCGCCGCCAACTCACCAGCGTTAGTGACCCGCTTGTTGCGAGTCGGTCGCTTGCTCTTGCCCATACTCACTCCCTACGTTCGCCGAAGAACGATGTCCGGTTCTGTGCCCGCGTAGGCACACACAGCTTCCCAGCCTGCTCGGCAAACTTCCCCCTTCGCTACGTGTATCAGTCCAGCGAAGAAACGTCATCAATGCTGAACGACTCACCGGGTCTCACCGGCATGCCGTCGCTGTCGGTCCCCAGGTTCAGGTAGTCCCTGTCCTGGTCATCCGCCTCATCCAGGATCGGGCAAAGACCCCCGGACCGCACCAGGATCACGCCTGGGCGGTTTTCTGTGCTCTCTCATGCTTTACCTTGGCGCGCAGCCTCTCCAGGTCGCGGGCGATCATCCAGTCAGCCGACGCAAGGTCAGACGAGTTGACCATGTAGTGCAAGCTACAGCGGCAGCACCTGTACCTGAGCGGCGTCCCCGGCTTCGGGTCCATCCACTCGCCCCAGTGCGTCACCAGCCAGTCGCTGGCCCTCATCACGGGGTTGTGCTCCAAAGGCACGAGGCCCAAGTACAGGGCGACGGGCGCCCCGCAGCGCTTGTGGTACAGCTTCATGAAGCGACCCTCTCAGCTTGTGCAGGGCTTGGCCCGGCGTGTCGAAGTAGGAAGGCTTCATCAGGGCACGAACCGAGCCTAGAACATCATCGCGGTGCCCACCAGGGCAACAGTGATGTCACCTTGACCGCCATCCGGCGTCCAGCCCTTGCGTTCACCCACGGCACAGGCGATAGCCGCCATCCACAGGAGCACGACGGGCAGCGCCCACAGGTGCAGTTCACTCATGGCAGCACCATCCAGTCTTCGGCCAGCATGTCGGTCTGCGATGCCAGCCAGCCCATCAGGATGGAGCCGTCGGCAGTGCGCATGGTGATGGACGGCAGCACCGTGGCATATCCGCCCTGCTCCAGCGCGTGGTTCGCGTTGTGGGGCGACCAGAAGGCCTGATACGGCACGCGGCGCGCATGCACGCCACCCGTCAGCGCTAGCCACATGCCCTTGCCATTCCACCCGGCGCGGGCAACCTTGCGGCCCAGCTTCAGGTAGTGCAGCGCGTCACCGAAGTTCAGCCGCTGCTCGTCGCCCTCGGCCACCCGGTAGGCGGCTTCAAACACATCCTTGGGTGACCAGCTTGTGTAGCCATCGGCATACCGCACGGAATAGCCGTCGGACGTCAGCGCCGGGTCGTTGTCGCCAGTAGGCTGGCCGTCCACTAGCCTCAACGACGGCCATGCCAGCACCTCCTTGGCGCCTATGTATCGGAGCGTCAATTCTTAGCTCCAGCTTTTGGGAGCAACGCTCAGGTCCACCACGTTGGCGGGCAGGTCGATCTTGACACCCACGCGCGGGGTGCCTTCAATGGTGTTCGTTGCTGTCATGTTGTGTCTTTCTTGTGGTTGTGGTGTCAGGCCTGGGGCAGGTCGATCACCTTGAGTTGGTTCAGCCGCTCGTGCAGCATGCTCTTGAGCAGGTAGCCCTCCAGGGGCCAGACCTTCTCGCGTGCGCGCTCAAACGCCAACTTGCGCCCCAGGTCAGGGTCGAAGTTCTCAGGGCTTGCGCAGGCGCTCTCCCCGATCACGTTGAAGCCGTTGGTCAGCGTCAGGCAGCACACGGTCACCGTGGTGCCCGGGAAGACGTAGTAGTCCTCGTGGCTGATCGCCTTGTGGATGTCTTCCAGGGTGACTCGTGGTGCCTGTTGCACCGCCTTGTGGGGCAGTGTGTGGAACATCAGGGACGGGCAACGCGCCGGATCGGCGTGCCATCAATCATGTCCACCGGCACCAGAGTCAGCGACTCCAGCTTCCCTTTTGCGTCACGCTTCTCGTCGAAGCTGTAGCCGCAGAAGTCAGCGTCCTGCACGCACTCGCCGAAGAACGCGGCCACCCGGTGCAGTACCTTGTCGGCAGCGTCGTCCAGGCTCATGTCGCCACCCGTCAGCGACTTGGCAGCTTCATCCAGCGCGGTCACCGGGCCTTCGCTCGGGGTCGCCACCAGGGCAGCAACCTGGGCATCGGTCAAGCCTTCGCTCATTCGCCACCCCCGTAACCGCTGGACATGTCCGACGCGCCAGCGCCAGAGGCCTGGATGTTGCCGGCATGCGTGTAGATGTCGTTCGCCAGCTTCATCGCTTCCTTGAAGCTGCCCACCGGCTGCATGTCGTCGCCACCCTCGGCGCCGTCCTCGCCACCCTCCTCGGCAGCTTCCTCGGCGTTGGGCTCGACACCCACGCTGATCTTGCCGTCGCCACCCACCTTGATCTCGATGGTGTAGCCGTTGCTCAGCGAGCCGGAGTCCTCGCTGGTGTCACCGCCGCCTGCGGTTGGATCGCTCATGTCGTCTGCGCCTGGGGCGCTGGTATCGGTTGGTGCCATGATAGCCTTTCAGTTGGTTGGGGGAACAAAAAAAGCCGTCCGACTGGGGGACCAGAAGGACGGCAAAGACAGCAACCTATGCTGTCCAGGAGAAACGTGGCCGGTTACGTTTTCCGGCTCCGTATCGTGGGACTCACGACGGACGTTGTGGCGACGAGGGTAGGAATCGAACCTACAGCCTTTGGCTTTGGAGGCCACTGCTCTGCCAGTTGAGCTACCCGGTCGAATTGGCCGGGGGGATGACGTCTGCCATCCAGGTGGATTTGCCACCAGCTACCCCGCGTAATGCTTACTTGCGAGCCGCCTGTCCGTTCATGCGATCGGCTGCAGCGCGCGCATCCTTGCGCAAGCTGAACTTGGCAAAGCCCTTGTAGAAGTGCCGATCAAACAGCTTCCAGAACCCGTTCGACCAGCGAACCTCATAGCGATCTTGCATGCATGCTCCAATGAAAAAAGCCACCTCATGGGTGGCTTGTGGGGTTGTAAAAATGCGCTTTGGGGTGAAGGATGGGAGTCGAACCCATGATTGCCGGGATCACAACCCGGAGCCTTTGGCCTCTTGGCGACCTTCACACCGAAGCACACTCCACCCTGGCTGGGTGGCGTGCTCCAGGCAGCGAGAACGCGGTCATCTACAGGGGGTCACTCTGGACCACACCCTAGACCGCGAAAACGCTGCTATCCGATTCTTGCAACGGCAATCTATCGGCAACCAAACACTCTTTACTGGCGCCATGGCGCCTTGTGCGTGCGCCTGCGGTGACAGTTTGCGCACACGACATCACACTTTGCTGCTTCTACCATCAGGGTATCCAGCGACCAACCCATCCGCGTGGCATCCCCTACCTGGAACGACTTCGTGCTTCGGTCCCTGTGGTCAAGGTCCAGAACAATGGGGTCTCGCTATCCGCAATCGGCACAGCCAATGCTCTCCTTGAACTCACGAATAG